GCCCGCCAACAGGGGGAATGACAATGACAACCTATCCCGATGAGTACCTGGAGTACTACGCCGACCGCTACGTCGCCCTGTACCTCAAGGGCCACGGCGTGACCCTGGATCAGTACCTGTACGACCCGGCCCGCTACGAGCCCCTGGCCGAGGCGCCCCTGCCGCTACTGCCTGAGCAGCAGGCCGTGCAGGCCCGCCTGGATGCCGAGGCCGAGCGCGTCGAAGCCGAGGTCGCCCACCTGCCGCGCCGTAACGGCGCCGTGGTCGAGCCCCTGCACCACCACCGCCACCCGCGCAGCGCCCAATGCGACTTCAAGCGGAGGACTGCCCAATGAGCACCAACACCATGACGGCGGCGCCCGCCGGCGACCAGGCCGTCGAGCTGGCGCTGGAAGACGAGATCCGCCAGATCCTGGCCGAGGCCGACGACACCCTGTCCGTGGCCGAGGTTTTCGCCCGCAGCGCACTGGCCGAGGGTCGGCACAGCCTGGCCGCCCGGCTGGCATCCATGGCCAAGCGCGGCCTGCTGGTCACCCATCCGTGCAGCACCGGCCGCTGCTACAGCCTGCCCAAGCTGGCGCATGCCGCCCCGCCCAAGACCACCAAGGGCCAAGTGCACGCCCACCTGGTGAAGATGGGCCGTGCGCTGTCGCTGCGCCAGATCGCCGACAACCTGCGCCTGGAGCGCCGCGCCGTCACCCGCGCCCTGAACGCCCTGGGCCGCGACGGCCTGGTCGAGAAGCTGCCCCTGGACGGCCATGGCCGCATGGCCTGGCAGGCGCTGGGTGCCCGCCAGGCCGCCGAGGTGGCGCCGGCCACCATTGAGCTGCCGGCGGGAAAAACCCTAAGCGAGACCCTGGCCGGCCTGGGTGTGTTTATCACTCCGGCGACCAGCCCGGACGACGCCACCAGCGCGCCCGTGTTCGCCCTGGCCAGCGACGGCAGCTTGACCCTGTGCGCCCACGAGGTCGAGCTGCTGCTGGACGCCGACGAGACCGAGGCGCTGCTGGAGTACCTGGCGCCGTTCATCCAGCACCGCCAGGCCCGCCGGGCCGGGGAGGCCGCATGAGCCAGGCCATTCTTGCCTACCTGCAGCGCGCCGAGGACGGCGTGACCATCGCCGAGATCAGCCTGACCACCGGGCTGACCGGCGAGGCCGTTTGGTTCGCCCTGGGCGAGATGGCCCGTGCCGGCTGGGTGGTCGGCCTTGCGCGCGCCAACCGCCCACCGCTGTTCCACGCCATCGTGCGGCTGGGGCCGTGCGACTGGTGCGGCCTGGTCGATCACCACCTGGTGGCCGGCATGTGTCCGAGCTGCATGGTGCGCAGCACCGGGCTGAACCTGCTGCCCACCGGCCCGCTTCCCATTCGCCTGGCGCCGATCCCCGGCGTTGGGTCCGTTACCCCGCAAACCGAAGGAGCTACCCCGTGAAGAGCGACACCCCTATGGAGACCGTGAACAAGCGCGCCGAGGACTACGCCGCCGAGCGCGACCGCCTGTGCCTGCTGGTGGAGACGCTGGAGCGCCAGGTGGAAGACGTGAAGCGACAGGCGCTGCCCGACATCCGCGACGCCGTGCGCCGCACCAGCGAGGCCCACGACCGGCTGCGCGCCGCCATCGAAACGCACCCCGAGCTGTGGGAAGGCAAGCGCCGCACCGTGGTGATCGCCGGGGTGCGCGTGGGCATGACCAAGGGCAAGGGCAAGCTGACCTGGGAAGACGCCGAGCAGGTGGTGAAGCTGATCCGCCGGCACTTCCCCGAGCAGGCCGAGGCCATGATCCGCGTACGCGAGGAGCCGATCCGCAAGGCCCTGGCCGAGCTGACCGTGACCGAGCTGAAGCGCCTGGGCGTGACCGTCGAGGAGACCGACGACCAGGTGGTGATCAAGCCCACCGACAGCGAGGTGGACAAGCTGGTCAGCAAGCTGCTGGAAGATGCCCAGCGCTTCGAGGAGGCGGCATGACCGAGCACACCATTGTCGTGCGCTTCCCGGAGGGGGTGACCCCGATCTATGGCGCTACCACCGAGTTCCAGGGCGGCCATGTAGTCGCCGTGGATTTCGGTGGCAATCGGCTGGCAGTCGAGCAGGAGCTGACGGAGGCGCTGGACAAGCTGCTTCACCAGCTAACCATCAATGACGACGAGGGGCTATTCGAGCATGCAGACCTGGTAGTGCAGGCCCGTGCAGCCCTGGCCAAAGCGCAGGAGGTGTCATGAGCGAGCCGGCAACCCACCTTCGAGCCGAGGGCAAGCATGGCCTTGCGGCATGCGGCCAGCAGGCGGACGAGTGCGTGCTGGGCGATAGCGCCGAGGGCATCGAGTGCCGGCGCTGCCGCAAGACTGAGCACTACCGCCGGGTGCATGTCGAGGAGTTCGGCGAGGAGCCGGAAGACGACTGAAGCGAAACGCCCCGCCTTGCGCGGGGCGTCTGCTGGGCGTGGTGGCCCGGCACTGATGAGCAGCCAACCGGAGGAAGTATGGACCGCAAGGTGCTGGACAAGATCAAGAAGTGCTTGCGGCTGGCGCAGTCGAGCAATGCCAACGAGGCGGCAGCGGCGATGCGCCAGGCGCAGAAGCTGATGGAGATCCACGGCGTGACTGCCGACGACGTGGCGATCAGTGACGTGGACAGCCACATAGCCACGGCGGGTGCCGGCAAGACCCCGCCCAGCCACGTGGCCATGCTGGCCAATATGGTGGCCGGCGCCTTTGGTGCCGAGCTGGTCTACTGCCCGCTGCACGATGGCGCGCGCTGGCATGGCCGCTTCGAGTTCTACGGTGTGAGCGGTGCCGCCGAGGTGGCCGGCTACGCCTTCGAGGTGCTGGGCCGCCAGCTCAAGCGCGACCGCAACGCCTACATGGCCACCCTGAACAAGCGCATCAAGCGGACCACCAAGGTGCGGCGCGGCGACCTGTACGCCCAGGCGTGGGTGAATGCCGTGGCCCGTCATGTGGCGCCGCACCAGCGCAGCGAGGTCGAGGACAAGGCCATCGCCGCCTATCAGGCGAAGCGCTGGGAGAAGCCGCTGGAGACGCAGCAGGCCCGCGACAACACCAAGGGCATGCGCAGCCACGACTTCGACGCCCTGCGCCAGGGGCGCCGTGATGGCGAGAAGGTGAGCTTTCACCAGGGCGTAAGCGGCCGGCGCCAGGCGGCTATCGGCGAGGTGTCGTCATGAGCAAGTGGCAACAGCTCGAGGAGCAACTGCGGGGCGTGTTCGGCACCGCGACCGTGCGGGCCGGCGGTCACGTCGTGACCCTGCAGAAGCGCCTGGACCGCGAAAAGCTGGTGGTCGAGGTGGGCGTGGATGGCTGGATCAAGGGCGCCTGGTCCAGCGTGGACAGCCAGGGCCAGCCCAAGCACCCCGAGGGGCGCTTCTATCGGCCCATGCGTTCGCGCGTCTGGCCGCTCAAGCAATACAAGGAGCTGCGCAAGGTGTTCGGCAAGCGCCGCGCCGACGAGATGACGGCGCTGCGCACCGTGGCGGTCAGCCCCTACTGGAACAGTCCGCGCTCGCTGATCAGCCACCTGCGTAAGCATTTCCCCGACTTGGAGCTGGTGACCGACGAGGTGTCGTCGTGATCAGCAAGGGCAAGTTGGCGCAGATCCATATCGCCAAGCAGCAGTTGGGGCTCTCCGATGAGGAGTACCGGGCGATCCTGGCGCGCACTGCGGGCGTGAGCAGCGCCAAGGATTTGACCAATCGCAACGTGGGAGTGGTGCTCAACGAGTTTCGTCGTCTGGGTTGGCTGCCCGCCCCGCCCAAGGGCAAGGGACGCCTGCCCAACACGTTCAGCAAGCGCGAGGAGTTCGCCAAGATCGAGGCGCTGCTGGCCGATATGGGGCTGTCCTGGCGCTACGCCGAGGCCATCGCTCGCCAGCAGACCGGCCTGGCCAAGCTGGAGTGGCTGAAGACCGAGGCGCAGTTCCGGGGCGTGATTGCGGCGCTGCACGTTGAGCAGGAAAAGCGCGGCTTGCTGGCCTACGTCGACCGCTGCCTTGCCAGCCTGGGCGAGACCCGCGAGCAGTTGGCCGCCGAGCGCGGCCTGCCCAAGCGCTGGGAGCGCAACCTGCTGATCCTGCGCCTGCTGGCCAAGTCGCTTCCCGAGCCAAAGGAGGGTTTCTGATGCCTTGTTATATCGAGCACATGCCCGACGGCGGGGTCGCGTTTCTGTGTGGCGACCTGGGGCCGCACTGCGCCGCCGAGGGCTGCGGCGCTTCCACTGGCTACCTGTGCGACTACCCGGTGGGTGATGGCCGCACCTGCGACCTGCCGCTGTGCGCAAGCCACGCCTACGAGGTCGCGCCCGAGGTGCACTACTGCCCCGGCCATCTGGTGCTGTGGCAAGAGTTCCGCCGCAGCGGCGGAGTCCGGCAAGAGCTGGAAAACGTGGTGCCCTACAAGGGGCGATAAACACCGCTTAACCGCTGGAGAACCAATGGATATTCGCTGCCCTTGCTGCCATTCGACATTCGGCCTTGAGCATGTCACCGAGGACGAGGCCCTGCGCGAGATGATGGCGCTGCTGGCCGAGCTGCCTCGCGAGGTCTCCCGCCCGCTGGTGGCCTACGTGGGGTTGTTCCGGGGCAAGACGCGGGCGATGGCCTAC